AGCAAATTGAGGCTAAGCCTCAAGCCGCAGACTGGAAACACCGCAAACCACAAGCCTTCGGGCCGTGGCGGGTGTGGAAGGTCGTGGATTTCGTATCTACGTCCCTCGTGTCTTCGAGAATTTGGACTATGTCCTACCTCGAAGAAACGCAAATTGGTTGAGAGGCCACATACGTGGCAAACGTCTCGACCGTGAGTCTTTTAAAAAGGCTCTTTTGCGTGATTTCAACCTTCCTAGAGGGTTGGTTGGAATAATCATTTCTCGCAAGGTTTCTGACCTTAAGAGAATTGATCAAGTATTACATTCTATAATAGATTGTATACTTTTAGCCTTTCCCGCATTTTTCATTGAAAATACGGAGTACAAACTTATAAAGTATGTACTTAGAAAGGTTATTGCCGTGGGCACTTTTAGTGTCGACACGGTAACAAAGTTCTGGAAAGAACTAACCTCGCATATTTACTCAGTGAGTAACCTGCAGAGGAAACTACTTTCAAGGGATAATCCCTTTAAAGTACTTTTAGCGAATAGATACTTCAAAGAAGTTCTTTCGCTTAAAGATAAGCAATCCTTTGAAGGATTTGCTCATCTATCTTCGACTAGGGGGTTTCCCCCAGGTGGAAGAAAAACCAGAGAGAGGTCAAAAGACCGCTTCCTGGAAGTTGTTACTACTTCTTATGAAGCTAGTAGCAAAGATCTCAGAAAAATCCTAAGGATGGCTGAGATCGTTGGTAGAAAATGTGCGAATCGTACACTTCCTACCGATGCTAAGGATTATGGTCATATATCATTATCCTCAGCAGGCACCTTCGATTACACTGTAAACGATGGTGGAAGAGCCCGGGAAATTATCGATGATATAACCCCGCTCTTGATGTATGAGCCTCCAGAGGATGAGCTCATAGATCTCGGCTGGGCAAGATTATCTTGCCCAGCTGGTACGGCCAGGTGGAAAACCTGGTTCCGTAAAAGACCTCCTATGTACTCAGAGAGGAAACAGGAGGTCTTGCCTGATATGAGTTTCTTTAGTCCAGAGGACTTAGAAGCTCTTCAGGAAGAAACTGAGGAATATCCTCAGTTTTCAGAGCCAGACCCAGAGCCCTTTGCGGACTTTGGGGAGGCCCTTCCTGAAAAGTACTTCAATGTACTTATCAGGCAAGGATTTGATCATGCCATTGGCATGCAAATCCTAGCTTGTGCCACCCTAAGATACTTAGAGTGGTCCAAAACGGGTATGGCAATACCTACCCGTGTAACCTTCGTACCAGAACCTGGTGGGAAGGTTAGAACGGTGACTACCTGCCAATGGTGGGTCGTCACACTTCAACAGGTACCTTCTCATATTATGAGAACTTACCTGTTTAATCATCCATCTGCTGTTAGCAGTATGATGAAAACTGATCAGGCATGGCAAAGCCTTTATCTGATCAATAACAAGGACTACCCAGAGGGTAGCTCTGTTCTGAGCAGCGACCTCAAAGAGGCCTCTGATCATATCCCTTTTGTAGTTGCAATACAACTATTCAGGGGTTTCTGGAAGGGGATAGGTGTCCTATCTCCCTTTATGGAGATCTGTCTAAGCCTAATGGGCCCAAGAGAGATTTACGAAATGGTAGACGGAGAAAATCTCCCTCTAGCCATCTCGTGTAGAGCCATGTTGATGGGCGAACCGCTCACCAAGGCTATACTAACCCTTCAACAGCTAGTGGCTGAAGAATGGGCCATAAGGGACTACTTACGAATCCCCGATGATATGCCTGTCCAAGTATCTTGGCGGACATACCATGTAGGGGGGGATGACATATTGGCAATAGGTCCCCTCCCCTATTTGCACCTAATTTCAGAGAAATTGGTTGCAATGGGCGCAGAATTGTCGCCCGAAAAGCACCTCGTTACGATTCGTATTACGAGGTACTGTGAGAAGTTCATGGATACCATGAGACTCCTCTATGATAATTCGTCGATCATCCAGAGGGTGTCGACGGATTATCTTAACTCACCATGGGTTGATTCAATCAAGGTGAGATTGCTTTCCCCGATGACAAAGTCAACGGAGGTAAGAAATGAAAGAAATACTGCCATTGGCAAAGCTCTTTCATTAGGTAGAACACTTAAGTGGCTACCTAAATCAACTTATACCTCTAAGAGGATTAAGATGATTAGAGACCGATTCTTTCAGAGGATGGGTGCTCTACTACCAGAAAAGACCAGTGGTCTTTTCTGGCAGTTGTTGTTACCAACCAATTTGGGTGGTCTCAACTTATGGGTTGAAGACGATATCGATGATATCGCAGCCCATCTACCAGCACCCACAAAGTGCGTGCTGGTTGATCTACTTTCAGAAGAAAGAGATTGTAGCAGAGATCTCAGAGAACTGACATCCCTGCTAAAGAATCATTCATATAGGGGTTATTTAATAACTCCAATGGATGATGAACTAGAGAAATTACTCGGAGAGGATTTCTTTAGTGAAGGTGTCCAACTCGAGGCAAAAGCCTGGAAGACACTTATTGCTGAGTATAAACTTACTGAGTTTTCTCAGCAACATGCAGCCGGACTCCTAGAAAGGAATGGATGGCTGACAAAGGATCAGGTCCTTGATAGAATCATGAGACCGATCCTATTTTCTCAGATATTATCCGGAGATGCAAAGCAATCCGGATATAATACTGAGAAACTCACGAGTCGCTATGCCAGATACTGGGATAGCCACTATCGTGGAGACCCTTACTTATCTCCAGAGGATTTAAGAAGGGCTATACGTGCACCGCAGAGAATATTTCTCTATCGTGCACGAGAATACGCCGCTTTTGCTGAAACCGGCGGATTCCATACGACAAACCTTTTTAAGGAATTGGATCGTATAATGCCCACCCTAAGAATCTTATGGGAGGACATTTCGCTCAAGTGGAGCTAGGTTCTTCACCCCGAAGGGGTTGAGGAAGTCCCTAACCACACACTCGCTGCGGCATTGCT